TGAACTGACATTTCCAGAAAGGTTTCCAAACAGAGGACCTATCAGGGCGTTCGAGGCCTTCGTGTCGAACGAGGTCACGTTACCAAAGAGGTTGCCTATCAGGGCGTTCGAGGCCTTCGTGTCAAACGAGGTCACGTTACCAAAGAGGTTGCCTATCAGTGCGTTCGAAGCTACGGTGTTGAACGAAAAAATATTTGAATTTGTTGTAATTTCTTTAGTTACAATAACGTTACCTGTAACATATAATTGTGTATTCACTGGTCCGGCACCTGAACCTATACCCACATTGTAATTATAGTATATAGGGTTCGGTGAAGTCCCTGTCCACTGAGATGAACCGCCGCCACCCCCAGTTCCCCAATATACAGGAAAGCCCTGACCGCCCGATGTTAAGACTTGGCCACTCGTTCCAGGATTTCCGTTTCCCAAAATTTCACCTGTAATTAACAAATTTGAGGAAAAAATACTATTTGATGCATGCAGATCTACTGCATATATGACATCTGGTAGAATTCCGGCTGGATCGTTCGCTATAGTGTAGCCCGGATCATACATATTATAATGTAATATTCTAATTTAGGCTCAAAATATCCATTGAGAACGCCCAATCTAAGCCATTGTTGTTTAAGACGTAACCCAGAAAGTCCCTGACGGTTATATTGAGACGGTCAACCCGAGGCCCTTTGTCGGAGACCGCGATCTTCTGTTCGTTCTGAGAAGCCTCTGTCCAGTATATAGTGTTCGAGCTGACATTGTTCATAGGAATTTTAAATGTAATTTGATTCGTCTCTTGCGAGGACTGTGCTAAATTTTCAATCCATATGGTTATATAATTATCAAAATTCAGTAACCAGTTATAGGTTGCTGTTATAGTGAGTCCCGACAAGACTTGGGTTGGTGTGTATCCCATAAAAGCCAAGAAAGAGTTGGGTGTAGGCGGTCCGAAAGTGCCGGCTACTGGAACCCCGGGTCCTCCGGCCACTGTCGTGAAACTCCAAGGACTAGTTTGTGCTTGATTGTTTGAACTAATACTTAATTGAAGCCCATCCCACGAAACTCCATATGTAGTTTTAAGATCTTGGGGATCAAATTGTCCTTGATTTGAATACGGCAGAGTCATTCCTATCGCGGTCATCATACTCGCTGGCATTCCTATAGAGATTATAGCCGTGGTGTCTAATATAGAGATTATAGTCCAGTTATATTGACCATTGGAGAAATTTACATCATAATATCCAGGAATGAATGAAAATAAATAAGTATGGAAAATAGTTTGAACAGTATAATTTCCGTGCGCAAGCGTCACCGTATTACTTTGAGTTGTATAAACACCAAAATGATCCCAGTATTGGGTAACTACCGAAAAAGTATCATTCGTATTATCTATCATTATAGTCCCATCGGGAGGTCCTAATACCGGTGTAAAAACCGTCGGCGAAGTGTTTGAAAACTGGCCCAGAGTTGATAAAGGTGTTGTTTGATTGACGGTCGCCGAATTTATATCAGAAATTGTCTTATAATTTCCAGGAGTTATGGTGTAATCGACCGAGTTATATGTAAAGGTATTATAGGGCGCTCGGATATTGTAGAAACCTATAGGTATCTGAGCATTCTGGAGGGAAATTTCACGGAGGGCCCGGTGCCTGTTTCCCAGAAGTATATTGCATGTGAAGGGGTTTCCATTCTGCTTCGTGACCCTCATATCATCCGAGGTGTCCAGGTGAAGTTGCGAAGGACAAAGCATTATATTATAATGTGAGTAGAAAATATATGGAACAACTGTTTCACTTTCACACGGGCGCTGATGGCGTGGTAAAGGTAAACGGGAATCCATTTGATTGTTCAATTTTACTCAAAAATATGTATACCGTCGAAGCGGTCAGTCTGGAGACGGTCGAAATGGCCCACGGCTTCTACAACATCAGAAGCCCTTTCGACACTTTCACGGTCGATGGGACCTCTTATTCAATTCCGGACGGAAATTATACGATCGATACTTTGCTGACCGCAATGTCGAGTGCCTCGGGCTATACTTTCGAAAAGGTAGGTGATCGTATAAATGAGTATCATTCACCTACAGATTCTTTTAATACTGTTTTTGCCGCTCCATATCAAACAGTATCCAACAATGGTCTGACGGTTACCGCATTACCATCTATGTGGGCATCAGGTTCCGAACCTACGATGCTTACATTACACGCAATTCCTTCTGGTTCAGCGGTAATGTTTTCCGTCAAGGCTGGCTATGTTCCTAATCTTACAGAATTCACGTGCGTCGGTCTTGCTTCTAATGCGTTTATTAATGCGGGATTCACTCAAACTTATCTAGGTGGAGGAGACAACTCGTCCAGTGTCGCATTTTGGGAAGATGGCGCGTATTATTCAATTTTGAGCGCTGAGGGGTCTATTCCCGGATTTACTACTGGTGATATAATAGATCTGGCTATAGATACCGACAATTTTTTAATACAGTTTAGGGTAAACGGCGGTTCATGGACATCTCAACAAGATATTAGTTTTATGAATGGTCAGGGGCCGTTCTACTTTGGAGTGTGTGTATATGGTGACAGTGGAGGGGCCGGTTCAATGACTCTGCAGACGAGTGCCATATATCCCCCACCATCTGGATATAATTTTATACCTGCTCTTCTTCCCGGAATTCTAACGGTCACTCAAAATTCTCTTTTAAATTTGTTAGGTTACTCAATCGGAAATCCGAGTGGAACATCTACGAAGAGTTATTCATTCCCATTCGACAAATATATAACGATATGGATGGAAAACATAGGAACCTCCTCGAACGAAAATCAAAAGATCACGTATAAGGTTCCGATCAGTTCCGCAAAAACTTTTTGGTCAAACAACTCGTTTAACAATCAAATAGTTCGTAATCAAAATAGCCAGTTCCCTCTGAACCGTCTGAACATTCAGGTCCTTGATCAATTTGGAAATAAAATTGATAATAATTTTTTGGACTGGTCATTTACTTTGAAAGTAAGGGGCCACCGATACCATCATCAATAGTGTAATCGTGCATTGAGTTCAGGACAAACTCAGAGCCTCCGCAGACCCCAGCGCCCGACAGGGCGTAGTAATCGGCACTCGGCCCAGGACCGGCCACACACTCGATGGACTGGGGAAGATCGAAGATGCTTGCGGGCAGGCCCGAGGCGTTCGGGCCGGGCATGGATACGAGGGGCGAGGGCGTGAACGAGCTGCCCTTACCCTGGATCAGAAAATAGAGAATAGCCAGGAGAAGCGTGATAATAATGGCGTGAACGGCAACCTTTCCAATCTTGAATGCCATTTAACTTTTACAAATATTATTTTCAAGAATGCGTTAAAGACTTGATGCACTTTTCTTTAAATAGATCAGATGGACCTGACCTTTGAGAGCGCTGGCGGATCGACCCTAAATATGAATGACGATGAGACCAAAATTTTAGATGAGATTTCTGTTCAGCTTCCCGAGAAGAAGTCGATCCCCCTGAAGTCCAAGCCGGCCCGGCCCAGTCCCTTTGCCCGCCGGGCCCCAGCGCCCCAGCCCGAGGTAGACCCTTCTGAGGGTCTCGATATGTTTATGAATCCGGGAAAGCGGACCGCCCCTCCTCCGCCGCCTGTTGAGGAGTATGATGGGGCCGATGAGGACGGCTACGAGGAGGAGCCTGAGCGGCAGGGTCAGTTCAGCTCAGGTCCCCAGGAACCTTCCGAGGGCTACAAGACCATTGAGGACGAGAAGGCGGACCTTTTGAACAAGATTACTCGCCTTAATAAGAAGGGCATAAACTCGAGCCAGCGTCTGACGATCTATTCTGATATTGAAGAGATCCGGACCGAGTATAAGCGAATGACCTATGGCATCGAGGTGGAGCGTTCGATCAAGTTTCAGCGCCGAATGCTCGTTGCGTGCGTGACTGGTCTCGAGTTTTTGAATGACAAGTTCGATCCTTTCGATGTTGAGTTGAATGGCTGGTCCCAGAATATGATGGAGAATGTAGAGGATTATGATGGAGTCTTTGAGGATCTTCATAACAAGTATAAAACCAAGATTCAGGTCGCTCCCGAGGTGAAACTTCTGATGATGGTCGGAGGGTCCGCAATGATGTTTCACCTGACCAACTCGATGTTCAAGGCGGCCGTCCCGAACGTCAGTCAGGTCATGAAGCAGAATCCGGACCTAATGCGTAATATGGTCGATGCGGTCCAGCGCTCTCAGGCTGACCAGCCTCAACAGGGAGGCGGGAGGGACATGCGTGGTCCCGGAATGGACTTTGGTTCTCTTATGAGTATGATGGGACCATCACAGCCGATGGCGACCCGCACAGGTCCTCGCGTTGAGGATGCCGAGTCCGTTTCCGATATCGTATCGATGAATGATGAGGGTGGTGATACAAAAGAGGTTCGGGTCGGAGGGAAGAAACGTGGACCCAAGGGGGCCAAGAAAAATGAAGTCTCGCTCTAAGAAATTTCTTGACTAAAATTAGTAGATGGCATTGTCCTATGCACCATTTGAATCCAGGCCGCCCGTCAGCAGGGAGCCTCCTCGAGCTCCCCCGCCTATAATACCTGATAATTCAGAGTGCAATTATATAGCGATGTTTTTCGTAGGAGCCATTCTCTTGATGGGTCTGGTCGATGCTACAAGGAGGCGTTAAATAAATATGAAGTTATAGTAATATGACAACTCTGGCATCCTTGCTAGGTTGGACGAATGAGGATATCACCGGTGACGCAACATATAGATATCAATTTCCATTTGATACCTATATTATCGTGTATATAGAGAATATTGGATCATCATCACAGGATTCCAATAAAATTACGTATAAAATTCCATATGATCAAGCAAGTTCTACAATTTACTGGACCAGGAATAACCAGAATACACAGAAAGTATATAATGCCAACAGCATTTATCCTTTCAATCGTTTAAATATAAAGATATTTGACCGTTACGGAAATCCTTTAAATAATAACGGGGTCGATTGGTCATTTACTCTCAAAATTCAAGAACAGTATATCCATATCAACACGGCACTTGTGGGTTCCGGGTCTGAAATTTCCGGCCCACTCGTGACGAAGAATGGGGACTCGTTTAACTGTTCTATTCTTTTTTCGAGAAAGTATGTGGATGTCCGGGAGGTTTCTCTCGAGACGGCCGAGATTCCTGTGGGTTTTTATAATATGCGCGCGCCCTACAATGCGAATAGAATTCTGACGACACCACCCGGAAACTATACTATAACTTCTCTTATGAAGACTCTCGACGCCATCTACTACATAAACCCGGCCACGGGAATAATAACCCGTCCGACGATGATAAATACAAAGCTCCCGTTGAGTAATCTTCTGGCGGCCAATACAAGAAGTCAGTTGTATTTCGGGTCATCAAATTGGATTATGGAGTCGGACTTTCCAAGTTTTTCAACCTACTCAAATGTTGTGAACATATCGGGACACACGATAACTCAAATGAGTTTTGATACAGGTGGCCAACCAATTTTTATAGACACTTCTTCTAACTTATTATTATCAAACACTTTGACGACTCTTTATGATTTTACGTCTGATATGTCAAGTTATTCTTTTGCGTTGCCCCCAGCGGGTTTTAGCGGATTTGCTGCAAATTCTAGAGGAGATATAATGTTTATTGATAAAGTAAATTATAAGCTTATCCGGTATGTCAACAATAACGGGGTATTATCTTACGATACTACTTATTTCTCGTCAGGGTCTTATGATGTTGCTCCTCTAGCAATTACAGTAGATTTAGATGATCGGTTATATTTATTTAATACATATCAGCAAGGTGGCGATTACACATTAGATGTATTTGATCAGGATATGAATTTTTTGTGGGAAATCATAAACTATGGTGTTTTACCACCATTGAACATAGCGTATTTAACTGTGACGGCGTCTTTTATAGTCTACGGGGTTCAGAATACTCCGACATTTGCGGTCGTTCTTATGAATACGGGCACGACTCTCAACATACCATATTTACCTACAAATAAGACGTGCACAGGTATCACGGCAGTTGATAATCGATATGTGGCTTTTACATTTTTAGGAGACTACAATATCTATATTTGGACCATACAGTAACCTTTGGCCGGACCCGGTGGGGGCTCGCCCGTGTCGAACCCAAGTTCTCTATAAATCGCAGATCGCTTTGCATACATACTAAAAAATACAGACCATTGGTCGACTATATCAATTATAAGAGGAGCATTGACCTTTCCGGGAGTTTCTCTCATAATTCGACCTATAGACTGTTTTATGTCTGATTTGGGAGTTGAAAGCACGACGGTATCCAGGGCCGGAATGTCGAGACCCTCGTGAGCCAACTGAAATGTAGCAATTACTATAGGTCTCTTTGCAGATTCCTCAAGTTCTGATTCTTTCATACCCCCTATATACAATCCAGACTTAGAGCCAAATTTATTTTGTAACTCAAGACAATGGCTGCGGCGGTCGCTGAGAACCAGGACGCGCCGGCCCTTATCACAAGCACCGAGGACTTCACGGATGATGAGATCGTTCCGATCTGGGATATCTACCAGGATATTGATCATTTCGGCCATGTTAATTTTTCCAGACCGCGTTACCGGTGGAGCCTCTTTGAACGCTTCATTCGTATATTTAAGCGCCGAGACCCGAGTAGTGATCTGACAAGACCTTTCTGCGCGGAAGAACTCGGGTCCCAAGAACCAATACAAAAGCCGCGTCAGTCCGTCTTTTCTTTCTGGCGTCGCAGTAAGCCCGAGAGTGAATCGTGGACATATCTTGAACATAAATTGTGAAAAGGCGGGAGCACCAATATGATGTGCCTCATCCACGATCAAAAGTCCAATAGAATCGAACGCGCGCTTTTCAAACTCTCTTTGACACATGGTCTGTATGAGAGCTATTACAAAATCCTTCTCGATATCGAACGTGTCTCCTTGGACCCGTCCAATAGTCGCACCCGGACAAAATTCTTTAATTTTTTGGATCCATTGATTCGCAAGGAACTCTTTGTGAACCACGATCATAGTTCGAACCTTGAGCTGCCCAGCGAGGGCCAAGGCCACGGTCGTCTTGCCGAACCCACAAGGGAGTGAGAGAACGCCCCCACCTTTTTCACGGAAAGCCCGGAGGCCACTGTCGAGCGCTTCGGGCTGTCGAGTCGCCTCTCGGAGTCGTCCGGTAAAAGAGATACCAGGGCACTTAACACAAGGACCTCTGGTATCTCGGGTGGGATCCCCGAACTTTTCGAGACCGTAAAACCTCGGCACAATAAGAGAACCATCGGTCGTGGTCCGAAAAACCTTGAAGGAGGCGGACCGAATACCGACCGCATTTTCTACTGGTCTTACAGTGAGTTCTCGTTTTATCTCTGGTCGGGACCCTGTTAAGTATCCGTTTCGGCAGAGCATTCCTTTAATGAAATTAGAACCCAAAATTCTAAGCCCTCCCATATCTTTTTGCTAATCTCTATTTCGACCTCATCACCCTTGACGAGTTCCTGCACGGTCTTGAGACCTTCGACCCGACACATGACCCTGCCGTATCTGAAGGGGACCTTGACGTTATAAATTTTATTTCCAATTAAGAAAATGATATACTTGCGCCCGGCGGCATCATAATAGGGGGTGGCCACAGCCGCCTTCATCTGACTTAGTAAATTATTTTATGTTTAAATAGTAGATATGCCGAGTAGCACGGCACCCCCAGCGGCGCCTTTGGCTGTGCCTAAAAATTTAGACAGGTATACACTCGTCCGTTCTGGTGCACATAGGGGCGGCGGCCTCACAAACACCCTTGTGAACTATACTCCTAATCAATGTGCTGCCGCCTGTGATACCCTGACCCAGTGTGTCGCCTTTGCAAACAAATCAGGGAGTGACTGCTATCTTTACTCCGCTGACCAAAACCAGGCAAGCTCGGCTCCTGGTTTTGCAATTTATAAGAAGAATTCAGGACCTCCGGCCGATGTCTACAAGGGAAAGCAGGTTCCTATAAGTTTCGCCAAATCCAATGGAGGGGCCGAACAGGACCAGTGGCATCAGACCGGTGGGGGCGGCTGCGGAGGATTCAATGGTTACTTTCATATGCCCGTCAACAATTTTGGAACAGACTATAATTCACAGTGTCCAAATTTCTTCAAGTTGAGTTATTGTCCACTCAAATTAGGAGTTCCATCTTCCGGGACCTATGCAAATACAGACGGTTCCGCGTGCGATTCGAGTGGTCCCGGGTGCTCTGGTGGTGACATAAATCAGAATTTACAAAGAAAATGCAATTATTCATCCATTGATATGAGTAAATTCATTACTCCTATGGGAATATTTAATGATGCGCTCGGACAGCAGGTTCTTCAGAACGACGACTGGAAACAAGCCAAAAATGACTATTGTTCGCTTAGTCCAAATATAGATAAAACCGAATGCCGAAATTGGCTTTCATCGGGACAGGCCGGCGTGAGTTATAATTCTCTAAAAATGAGTATTTGTAATTCTGAACCAAATTGGGGAAATGACAAAAGTTGCGTAAACGCTATCAATGGGGTCTATAAGACTGGGACGGCCGCTGAGAAGACCTATGCCTCCACTATAGTCAATGCATATTGTTCTGCAAATCCAACCTCGAATGTTTGTGCATGCCCCAACGCAACTCAGAAAACCATAGACCAGTGCGTCGCGGCTCCTACACTCCCTGGATGCGATTCTATATCGGCCAAGGTCGGTAAACTTCATAGTCTCGGCGCAACCTTTATGTCATCTGAACTCAAGCCTTATTGCGCATGTGATCAATGCCTGCATGCTGCAGCGAGTTCAGATGGAAATTTCCTTGCTCAACCCGGTGAGGATTGCACAGATACTATTAACGCGTGTTTTTCTCAAGTCACCGTCGGAACTATGTCAGATAATTCAGCTATAAATGCAAGCTGTAATATTTCAGCAATGAGCGGAGCCTCTTCAAACACTTCTCCGACTTCAGCTACGAGTCCTGTGACCACCCCCACGACCACGCCCACGACTACGCCAAGTCCTCCAACCACCCAAGACTATACGGGTTATTATATTGGTGGTGGCGTTATTTTATTTTGCATATGCCTTATAATAATTGGAATTATGATGATGCCTAAAAAATAATATGAACAATTATTAAATGACGCCCCTAGTCATACTACTTCTGGTTTTGATATTGGCCCTAGTAGTGTTTACACGACGGACAAGCAGCGCTGACCCGGTCGTTGACCCCAAAAAACTTCCTTCAGGTTCTTTACTTTCCAAAAAACCTGAAGAAGATTGTGCTACTAAATATGGTTCTGGTTGGGTTAAATTTTCAATGACAAGTTGTAAAAAGAATTAGCCCTTGAGAGATTGTGCGAGCTTGGCCAAGTTTTCTGGCGACAAGTTCTTGAGTGCTCCAGGAACGGGAACGACTGTCGTAGCAACATCCCCGCCGCCTTTTCCCCCCATCATCGACATAAGGATAATTATACAGCAGCAGCAGCACACAAGACCGCAAATAATACCTACAGCGGCTCCCGCCGAGCCGAATAAGGCGGTGAGTGGTCCGAGTAATGCAGTAATTAACGAGTCCAGACCCGAACCTGATGACGAAGACGCTTGACTCACGCCAATCTGCTGGGCCGTCGTGGCCTCCGCGCTCTGTATGGCGTTCGATACGGCGTTTTGTATACCTGTAATTACAAGTTGTGAAACAATATCTTGACTAAAATCCAAATTTGATTTTCCATCACAATTTCCTATAGTGACCGTCTTGGTATTTTTATTGAAAACACTATTCATAATATTAAGAATTTGAGAGTCTGAAACATTCGTCTCAAGAGAATTTGTCACGTTATTTTTATAGTTAGATACGGTCGTGGAAGTTGCCGGGGCCGTCTGAAAAAATCCAGCATGAGCATTGGAATCTTGATCAATTTTTGCCATTGCAGATGCTACGATATTACTGCTCAGAGCGGATACATCACTCGGAGACAAAGTTCCGGTTGTGGTTTGAGTGGAGGTGATCTGCTGCGAGGCGTTTATGTTACACCCACCTGAAATACTTCCTATATTCAAAGTTAGATCATTAAGGTTAATTCCAGAGGCCGAAAGAGTTTGGCTCTTGCTTTTAACAGTATTTGAAATATTCTGGTTTATCGTGGTGAGATCCATAGAGGTTGTTGACGTTGAATGCGAACCGCAGTCACCGATGCCAAAGGCACAGAAGCCTTCTGAACGTCGGCCTATCTTTATTTCAGCCATTTAATATAAGTAAATAAAAAATTACTTTAAGAATCGGACACTCTGTAGAGTAGTATGGTCAAGGTCATCTTCTGTCTTCCCGGGACGAATTACGGTCGCGAGTTTATTACTGCATGGACGGACCTTGTGATGCGGGTCGCATCGGACGGTCACGAGGTTGCCCTGGCCCAGAATGTCACCCCGGATGCCTGCCTGGGGGGCCGTGCACCCTTCGAGCAAAAGATGCCTTACGATATCATAATGTGGATCGGTTCCAATATTCTATTTAAATACGATGACTTTTCGGAACTTCTGAATAGTCCCCACGGAGTCACGGCCGGATACTATGTGGAGGATGAGCGCACCGGGTTCGTTTCTTATATGACTGATTCGCCCGTAAAATTCGAGGACATCACTGAGAGTCCCGAGCGCTACCAGAAGGTTTCGTATTCTGGAATGGGCTGGATGATGGTAAAATCTGGAGTATTCGAGAAGCTCGAGTATCCGTGGTTCAGCGGTGGTCCGACCCCTGATATTTCATTCTCGAATTCACTCACCAAGGCGGGCGTGGATATTCACGTCGACACCAAGATGCGCGTCGGTCATCAGAAACTTGTTATAATTTAAATTCAGAAATCAATTCATCAATTGAAGTATAGTAGCGCGCGAGGTCCTTTTTGAACCGAGCATCCTGCTTGGCTCCTGTTTTCACGAGCCACGCAAGATTCGGCTTTGAGTATTTTGTTCTGGTCTGATTTTCGGTCGGTTTCCTAGGTTTCACCACCTTGGCTACGGTCTCGACGGCCGCGGGGCGCTTGTCTATATAGGACAGGGCCTGCATGACCGTATCGGCCAGGTCGTCCTTCTTTTTGTGTTTGTCAAAAAATGTTACCCATTCCGAATTGGTCTCTTCGATAAACTTTCGGGCTCGTTCGATCGAAGCCTTCTTGCGCTTCGTATACTGGGCCTTTCCGGCGCCTGCAACGTCTGGAATCTTGTGCCGGGCGTCCCATATGGTCACCTCCTTTTCCTTGACAAGAAAGTAGGTGTGAAGAAGATTCTCGATACCTTTCATACCTCTGTTCTTATCGGGCTGCTTTTCGATAATTATTGTTCGGGCATCAAGTATCCAGGGTTTTTCATTCAGGTGCCGAACCATGCATGCAAATACACCATCCGCGTGAAGCGGTGGCACCCCGCTCACGTCCCACTTGGCAATTTTACGAGTCGTCGGATTTATTAAACACATTGCTAAATTTTTAATTCCGCAATCGATCGATAGCAACATTAAAGAATATTAGTTTTTTAGGTTTAAGTAATGTCCAATTTAATTTGTTGGTGGTGCGTCCACGCATTGCCCGAGGGTATCTGTATTCACTTGCCCATAAAATATGATGAAAAAAAGAAAACCTACAATTCTATAGGAAATTTTTGTTCTTGGGCCTGCGCCAAGTCCTATGCGATTGATATGGGCACGACCCGCTCAGGTGAGATTTGTTCTTTTTTGGCCCTCATGAGAATGCAGTCCCTCGGTAAATATCTTCCACTAAAGCCCGCCCCCAAGCGCCAGAGTCTTGATTGTTTTGGAGGCACGATGAGTATAGAAGAATTTAGAAGCTACAATGGTGACATAGAACCTCCAAGAGTTCATTATCCCTTTGAGCACATTTATGTTCCGGTCACTGAGACTATAAATACTAGAGCATCACTTGGTCCCGTGAATAAAATGAATACAGTCAGTCGCCTCAAGGCGATCGAGGATTCTCCGACCGATAATGAAACATTCCGGCTCAAGAGAAGTCAACCATTAAGACGGGCAACATCGACCCTGGAAAATGCCCTCGGGATCAAACGGAAAGAAAACGCGTCTTGACACGGTCAGAAAACGTGAGAGATTTCCGATTTTAAGACAAAATGCAGCATCCCCTGCGAGACCACGTGCGTTCCAAATTTGCCGACAATCTTGGACCGGGTCCCAGCGCTCGAAATGCCGAAATTAACATCTTGAATTGGGCTATCAAAAAGACCAGAAGCCTTGGTCAGCAGGCTTCGTGGGAAAATAGCCGCTTCAGGACAATCTATAAACAAAAAGCCTTTGATATAATGTCCGAGATGAAAAGGGCTCTGATGGTTTCGGTATCTCTTGGTGTCCAGGAAGGTTCAGTCAAGGTTTCACTGAATATCGTGCCACAATTGGTCGCAAGAATTCGATCCAAAGAAATTGATGTGAAGAAACTCGCGTCGTATCCAGCCGAAGCACTCTGGCCTGAAGGTCCTTTTTCGAAAGCAATGTTCGATAACAGAAAATTAGATATGCAGCGAGAAATGCGAAAGGCTCAGGACGAAGACTATGAGGGTATGTTCAAGTGCGGTAAGTGCAAGTCGACCAAGACGCGATACTACCAGCTCCAGACGAGATCGGCCGACGAGCCGATGACGACCTACGTGACATGTATAGGATGTGGTTCCCACTGGAAGTGCTAAATTATTTTCTGTAATTATAATACCAATGGCTCCCCGCGGTCGTCCCCCAGCACCCAAGACTGCTACCCGTTACCTGAACTCTAAGCGCCGCGTAATTTACGAGACGGCCGATGGCAAGTTCGTCGTCAAGTCCGCCAAGGGCACGACCTACAACCCCAAGGTTGCTTTCGTGAAGAGCCCAGGCGGCACCGAGCGCAAGCTGGCCAACACCAAGGCGCGCCCGCCCACGGCAATCCGCCCCAAGGGCTTCCGCCGCCCCCGCGTGAACCGCGGCGTGGCTCGTGGTGCCCGCGCCGGCCCCCACGTGGGCAACCTGGCTGCGCTGTTCGGCCCGGGCCCGGTCGAGCGCAAGTATCTTGCGGCTCTGGCCGCCAAGCCCCGTGGCCGTCCGCGGAAGGTTCGCACAAGCCCAGTGTGGAACCTGCCCAACCCGTATCTGCGTAAGGAGCGCAGCAACAAGGGCAAGCCCCGGCCGCACGCCCGCGGCCCCCGCGGACCCCAGAAGAAGAAGCAGGAGGCGCTGTTCGCACGCCTGACGGCTCCCCTGAACTAAATCTTTTTTTTAAATATTAAAACGTGTAAATTTACTTAAAAACATTTTATGTGAGCAAGAGCAGATGAGTCTGGTAAAGGTCTGGACCGACGTCGGCTCTCGCAAACCCGTTCCGCTTCTCGCTCGTGTAGTGGAAAAACAGGGTGAAATTTTCACCATCAGATACCTTTCCGAATCTGATGATAAAATTTGGAGATACGAGGATGATACATATGAAATTGATAATGAGTCCATTGCGGAATATCTAAAAACAGACTTGGAAGAGGATGCCGGTTTTAAAATATGTGAAGATGGATTTGTAAAAATAGATTCAGACGATGATTATATTCCATCAGATTCGGACGAGGAAAGTTACGATGATGAGGACGAGGAAGAAGAGGACCTGATTGAGACAGAAACCGAGGACGAAGACGAAGAGGAAGAGGAAGAAAATCTTGACGATTAATAAGATGAATTACCTAATTTTGCTTTTGATTTTGATAATTCTTTGGCTTCTCCTGCAGCAGAGGGCCTCGGGATACGCACCCCCTTGCACTACATGTGGAATGTAAGCTTAAAAGGTTGATCAATTTTATTATAAAATGTCTGTAACCTCTTCTTTTGTTTCTAAATTTGACAGTCTCGATCGTAGCCATGTTGAGTGGCTTTCTCAGATGATGGATCTGGCCGAGAATATGGGACCCGACAAGAAGTTTGATATGGTCCAGGAAATTAACAAGAATCCTTTGGGCCTGGTTCTATCGAGCAAAGATGCTCTTGAGTGGCCTCATATTCATTTTTGTCTCTGCGCGGTCTATGCCAAAAGTGTTCTTAGGGGCAAAGCTTACGTGCCGAGTTCATAAAGTTCTGCGAGTCTCTTTCTATAATACTCATCGGACTCTGTAAAACTGGCGAGTTGTCCAGCAAAATTTATTGATGAATTTTTGTCTAAAATTTCACTCACTGTAACAAGTTCTAAAAAATTACCTACACACATCCTGAACAGAGCGTTAGCTTCCCATTCTTGAATATAGACGTGATGTAGCTCACCATAATTTATTCCTGAAGGTAGAACTAATTTGTCTGACAGTATGTCGGGCCATTCATTTTCATGAATAATATGAGTCTCTATCATTTTACTCACGAATATGGCATCATTCCTATTCTTGAATCCTAGGACCGCGGTATTATCTGTTCGTATTGTGAACAGCCTATTTTTATCGGAATTTATTGTAAACAATTTTTTGGGGCCTCTGTCTCCATAGGATTTCGCCATTATAGGAGGACGAGGTGGCGCCACTATTGACATCTCTTATATTAAGAGATTATTTCTTTAAAAAAAGGTGTCTTGAGCGCGTCAAATTTCTCAGCCAATAGCAGGATTCAGACCCTCAAAATGGAACGCGAGTGCACAGTCTGCTACTGCTCAGAGGGCTCTTTCCGCAAGCTGGCCTGTGGACACGAATTCTGCTCGAGCTGCATCAAGAACTGGTATCTGAAGGGAACCGGTGCGAGCACCTCTTGCCCAATGTGCCGGCGCCCGATCCACTTCAAAGGATTCCAGGACGTCCGGGACGAGTGGGACGAGGAGGCATGGGAGAATCGATGCGCTGAGGTGTTTTCCGAGGCTCTCGATGAGTGCGCCGAGGAGGCCCGCGAGTTCGCAGATCACTTTGGGACCAAAATGGCCCGGCGAATTATGGGCCAGTGCATCGATGATTTCAAGGATATCGAGCGGACCTACAATTTCCTCAAGTCGCGGGATGTGGCGAGCGAGGATATTGAGTATGTCCTTTTTGAGACCGACGACTACTTTAGTGATCGTCACCTCGACAAGTGCGAATGGATCGATGAGCCCCCAAAAGAGAGCGCCACGCGCTACCCGCGCTTAGAGGTCGGCAAGGTGAGCGGTTCGAAGCGCGGTCGAGCGCTCAGAGACCTGTTTGAAGTAATCACAATATATTGTCTAGTCGTTTAATCCATACATTTTGGAAACCCCCTAATTTTTGTTCGAAATTGTCCGCCTTGAGCTTCTCTCGAATCTTGTTATAGTCGCAGCGCTCCTCCGCGTCCGCCTCGAAAATCACAAGACGCAGACTTTTAATAAAGTCTGGATTTTCGTCAAAAAAGGTTTCTAGAAAACCTTCACAGTCCGCGACCAGAACATTGAACTTCATATTCAGATCCTCAAGGGTGAAGGTCGGTATCGCGGAGACCTCATCGACCTGTGACTGGGTTCCGTAACCACGACACTCTTCGAGGTTCGTAAGGCTTAATTTCTTGCGACTGAGAAATCCTTTAATAATTGTGAAATGGCAATTATTTACATTCCTATTAAACTCGAGCGCTTTCCAGACCCTCTCGTCCGGTTCTATGACCACTTGATTCTTTTTGTTTTTTAATTTAGAATTGATAATACACGAGACTGATCCATACCGGGCCCCTATTTCTAATACGCAATCGTTTTTTTCGATCCAATTGCTTACTAGGATTTGTTCGAATCTTTCGTTATTGAGAGTATCGACTTCTCTAAAATTTTCATCTAAAATAAGATGCATTAAAAATAATACATTTTATTGCTTTATTTTGGAATTAGACCAGGTGGTGCATGAAGTAGGAAAATACCCATGATGACTAGGACCAGTCCAACATATTCAATAGGGCGATTGAGTCTCTCGCCCAATATGAAATAGGCCGCCAGTGATTCTAGGGCGGCCGATACACCGTCCCACATTCCATTTACATAAAGAACGTTCCCTTCGCGAAGTGATTTTATAAGGAAATATATGACACCTACGTAACCCACAGATCCCTGAGCGAACGCTGCCGAGCCCCCACCTCGTGCGAAACTTTTGAAGCCAAAGTCTCCCACTATTTCGGCAACTGATAGCAGACCAATATTGAGAGTGGACATTCCTGAAGTATTCACAGATAAAAACTATCGACCCTCCTACAGTATAATGGATGCTATCGAGGCTGTTCTTGACCTGGCGAAGGATCGCGACGAGCTTGCGAATGAGCTAGAGACTTATGAGTCCTGGTTCGAGACTCTGATTGGACGCAATGTGACGCTCAATCTCAAGTCGAAGAAGAAGACGCGCTTTGTAGAGTGCGTCGTGACTGACTTCACCCCGGGCGAGGGCTGGGAGCTGACGAATGAGGACGACGAGGTATTTATGGTGACATTTGAGGATCTATTTAGTGGTAAAATTACTTATTAAAACATTCATAGAGTTCATTGCAAAACTCCTCGAGCCTAGGAACTATTGTGTTTGACCACATTTCTTCATCCCGAGTAATATCGTGACTCAGGACCTGGGAGTTATACTGCTCAACCAGGCGGGCCTTGGTCAACCCCATCATCTGCAGATATACCTGAACCTGGACCATCTCGTATTCGACCACTTGCTTAAATAGCCTGTTTGTGCGATTCTTGATTTCGACCAGCACTCTGGACCCATCGGGACGCTCTTCGATCCGATCGATCTTTCCCACAATTACAAACTTAAAATCGCCAAGCTCGCACACATCTAAATTATAAAATGAATTGTCCCGAACAAGTCGCGCCCCCTCTTCGGCCTCGACTTTGTCGGATGTCTTATCCTCCGAACGAGTTCCGTGCGAAGTATACACCCGGCTTCGAATATGGTCGAGGACCTCGCTCTTTTGCTCGCTCGTCAAATTCGCGTCCTGTGCGATCGACTCGTTCACAGAGGTCATAATCGACTGAACATCGGAAGAGTCCCGGGCCTTTATGTTCGAGACGCGCGCCAGAACCTCCTGTGCGACCGGAGATGCCCTCAGAGCCTGCTGCTCCTTGTCGCGGCGGGTCAGCCCCTTGAAGGTTTCGGGCTTATACTTTTTCCATAGATCATCTCGAATTTCGGTTCGACTCTTATACCGGTTCATACCGATGATCGCCGCAACATCGCTCGCTTTTAGGACGACCCGTGAAGCCATTTAATCACTTAAAAACTCCAGTCTCTATCTGACTATATGGCTCTTACAACACTCAAAATTTTCGCATGTGCCCCGAAGCCTCCTCGTCGTCCACGGGTTACTTCCCGTGAACTACGGAGTGCAATTCAGCACGCAAAGAATTTGTGCTATAACTATGAAGACACCCCCGAGTGTCGAGCCGCATGGGAAAGGGTCGAGGATCTTACTTTGAAACTTGAAATCAAGAATCATTCAGATAAACTTTCAGAGCAAACTCTATTGGACTTCCTATATTAATTTTAAATTTCTTCTTAAATTCATTTTGTAATTGATCACGGGTATTTGAAATTATTTGTTCTCTCATCTCATCATATTCATCATGGACCTCGGCCGGTGCCAATTTTGTTCTAAAAATAGAAATTTTATCGAGGTCCATGGCATTTTTTGAAATTATTTCCTCCACCTTTTTCTTTGGGACTGCGCAGAGATATTTGTGGGCCCGTGAATGTTTTCTTATATATTTGATTGAATCCTCCATATTGAAAATACGTGTCTTGAAATAGTCAGATAATTTCGCTGAGGATCCTAGGATACTTGATGGAAAAGGCATCTTCGCGAGAGTCCAAACGCACTTCGGCCAAAAAGTCGACCGATCGTTCAGTTTATAGCCAGAAGGCCGTTCGAGCCAAGGAGGCCCTGACTGAGAAAAAGCGTCTTGAGAGCGCCAGCAAGACGCACAAATTTTGAATTTTAATTATAATGGACTCGCTCCTCCGACCCGGACTTGTGTTTGGGGCGCGAGACATATCAGTGCCGAACAATCTCGAACGGACCGCATCGACCTATTCATACGGGCCGGACTTTGAGGTCGCTCCGAAGAACAACGACATCTATGTCATCTGTCTGGATGGTTCGGTTCAGTCAGTCTATGAACCGACTCGGCCGATCGGCTGGGAACTCCTGGATATTGACGGTCAGTTTTACTTTCGAGTGAAACAGGTCAATTTTTCTCCAAAATTGTGTGACATCATATTTGTCCGCAACGACCCTGACCCCCCGCAGGGCCGAAACGCGTGTTATTCACGCGAGGTCGCTTTCGAATCGCAAGAGGCCTATATTATTGATTTTGAAGATGATGGTGAACCCGAAGTTACAAGCCGACACAACGTTCTAGAAATGCTGACGCCACCTGGATCGCCTTAAAAATAGTGTAATCTTATTATAGTAATGAAAGTCTGTGTCCAAACTCGTGTCCTAGTGAGGCGTGCACAAAGGCACCCTCTGAGTAAGAAACTTTCTAGAATTCAGAAGAGGGCCACGAGAGATGTGGGTATGGGTATTGTCCCCAGCACACTGAATGATATGGTCTTTCATCACGCCCAACTCAGTATGGATGAGGTAATACATGTCGCCCAAGATACTATGGCCGTGACGGCTCTTGCGGTCGTTATTCGACTTTTGTTAGTAAATATTGAACCCTGACCGGAGGATAAACAATATTAAAAGAAATTCTTAGACGCCCATTACCCCCAAAACCTTTTTTGGGGATAATGTAATCTTCGCGCGGGTCCAGGATTCCCCAGTCCTTGGTATCAATTTGTATAGGTCCATCAAAGTGTGGAATTTCCAAAACTTTCCCATTGACACTCTCTTCGAAAGATATTTTTGTATTAAAAATCAAATCTGAACCTTGTCTCATGAAAATAGGATCATCATCAATTTTAATATGAAATATAAGATCACCGGGCTCCTCATCCTTTGATCGGGCCTGTTCTCCCATTTCTCTTTTGACAATCCGGGCCCCATTTTCAACCCCGGCTGGTATTTTTAATTCTAAATTGAGCGACTCGATTTTGTGTTTCTTGAAACTACACTCGAGACATCCGTTCGATGAAAATCCCTGGCCCGAACACGGCTGACACGGCTGTGAAAAGGCCATAGGGCCCATCTGAATTTGAACACCCCCACGGCCTTCGCATGACCGACAGCGCCTTTGGCACGCAAAGCAAGGTTTATCCAAAGAAATCTTCAGATTCTTTGAAGTTCCTCGAAACGAATCTTCAAATGAAATTCGAATAGAGTGTTCATGGTCTGCCCTCCGAACAGGTCCGGTTGGTTTTCGAAACCCTCCGAACATATGAGAGAACATATCGGCCGTAGGGTCCGGTTGAGGGTTAGAAATAGAGTCATATGCGGTCTGAATTTTCTTAAATTGCTCTGGGTCACCACCTTTATCGGGATGGTGCTTCATAGCAAGTTTACGGTAGGCCTTCTTCACCTCGGCCTCGGGGGCATCTCGGGGCACCCCTAGAACTTTATACGGATCCATCTACTTTTTAGTAGACTTCTTCTTTTTAATAAGACGGCGCACTGCTGATTGGATTTTGGCCGCTGCGGGCTTCACCCTGACTCGAGTGACATTGCGAGGCTTGACGGGCCCCCGAGTCACTGGGTTCTTGAATAGGGCGTTTTTGGGCATCGCCATAAGGAGCTGGTAGTTGTTTTTTATTCCTGTGTTTCGCATGAGTGACCAGAATGTCGATTTGTTATAGTAATTCACGCGGCCCGAAGAGGCGTCCCGAACCTTATAAACGACCGGACCGTATTTAGCCTTGTTGAGCGTCACCGGATTTATGTAGTCATCTGGGATAAAAACGGTCGGAACTGGTGGAAGAGCCAGCTTCTGTGCGATCTGTTCATACTTCTTCTTCCGGGCCCTATAGGCCGCCTTGACCTTGTTTAAAAATATTTTATCGACCAGAGCCTGCTCTTTGGCTGTGACCATTACCATTACTGCATATTATTTTGAGGAAACCCTGCTACATTCTGGTTCATTTGATTTGCGCTTGCGGCATAGGCCGCCGCGGCTTCCTGGGCCGCTGCGCTCGGTCCTACGGTGCTGTTCGGGCGAATGGTGTTTATAGATTGCCCGGCCATCAGGGCCATCAAAACTTTCTGCAAGTAATCGGGCTTGTTCAGAGCGACACGATACGTATTGAAGAAGAGCTTCTTTCTCCGAATAGAATTGGCGATATTATCGGTCGACTTGGGTCCGAGGCCGTTCAGGATCCGCCGGACCTTGTTGGCATTTCCGGCCTTTTGGGATCTCATTAAATTTTCAACCAATAGAGTCCGCTTCATAGTAAGTGACTGAAGGTTCGGCTGGTAAGACGAGGCTGCGGCTGCGTTCGGGGCCGTGTTATTTCTGTAATTTCCGGTGCTCGTGTAACCGGTATAAGCAGTGACCTTGTTGTTTGTGACCGAGTTGACTCGTTTCAGAGTCGTCCCGACGGGTTCGATCCAGTTAGGGTTGGCGTTTACGAGAGACTTGATCGTGTTGTAACGCCTTCCGGCCAGATTCTTGTAGGCCCGGCCAATGACCGACGTCTCATTGAAAACATTGTCCAGAACCATCTTGAACTGCTCGACGCGCTGGTGGTTCAGAAGATCTATGAAGGCGCTAATCATCGGGTAATTAATACCGGTGACCTGACAGAATTGTTCACCATTAATCTCCCGAATCTGGCGCCAGTGAGAAAGTTTTATCATTTCGTTTGTGGATGTGAATTTTCTTTCTAAATCATTATTCCTTCCGAACATTATGGCCCGACGAGAGTTTGATGGGGCGGAGCCCTTGAGGAAGGCGACGAACCATGTCCGGACGACGGGTCGAACCCAGCCATTCCAGCTCTGCAGGGTTGCCTGTTCGCTTGCGTTCCGGCTCGGCTTTGCGGCCAGCTGTGCAATTTTAGAAGTAATATAGTCCAGATAATTGTCAAATGCTCTCTTGACCCGGATAAGCTGGTTATACTCGTGGGCCCCCTTGTTGTTCGACTCTGTCTTTCCGGCTCCTATTTTTAATTCAAAAATGTTAATGACCGGCTGATTTCCATCCATAGTCCACTGGACCACATCGGGCTCCCCGGCCCACTTTCCCTTTGCATAGTTCTGAAGGCCCGCAATCTCCGTATCGACCTCGTTGGGTCTTCCCTGACCAATTTGAGAAACGAATCGGGCCGGATCATTCACGTGCTGCAGGGTCACTCGGGTCTTGAGGAAGATTCTGTTCCGTTTTCCATTCGTGACACCCTGGCCTATAATCTGTCTGAAGGCGAGACTTCCCGGTCCCTTGATTTCGTTCCGGTCGAGGTAGGTGACCTCGGTCGACTGATCCCGAAAGCCCATAGAGTGCAGTTCGAGATATGAACCGTTGGCGGCCTGTGCCCGGGCTACATCCTTCCAGGTCTTGGCGAACAAATCTTTGACTTGATTAAACTCTTGGACATTTTCACGAGGGACGAGCATACCGGTAAAGTCCAGAATAAGGCTCAAATTTTCTTCATCATCGGGGTCCAAATCGAACATCGAACTATCGTGGACATCCCCGGACGTGGGATCGGTCGCTGCCTCAGAGGCGGTCGCTTTGTTGTGAAAAACCCACTCGCCTATTTTATTATTCGGGGTGACTTTGAGCGAAGGGAAGACGCCCCGGGGAAGGTTCACCGGCCGGACCCTGCCCAAACTAAAGAGACCCGAGCCCAGATTGCGAGACCGGGCCTTGAGATTTTCGAAAGAAGTCCGTTTACCATTTGATAAATTCTTATTATGAAGAACCCGAAATTCTGAAAGGGCAGAATTTATAGACAACTGTGGAACTTGGCGAAGACGGCCGCCCTCGCGACCCTGTGCGAACCACTTCCCCTTGTTCAAAATAAATCCCTTCTGTGTCAAATAGGTCATTTCAGAATTGGACAGCCCTCCGCCCGGCGCGGCACCCGTATTTGTCCGAAGTCTCTTCGACATTAATATAGTGGCAGATAAAAAAATCAGTCGCTGATTAGTTAACAATGGCGTCCCGTGCGAACATTCAGAAGTTGGTCGATCGTGTGAACAATATCAAGGCTGAGCTCAAGGATGCGAATTCGGATCTCAAGGATGCTCTCGAGGAGACATCTCTCTACCAGGCTATTTTGGGAGCGACAATGGAGCAGTCGACCGATACGGTGAAGGTTCCCGAGAAGGCCGCGGCGGCCCAGGCTCTCAAGGTGACCCTGGCGGTCTACACCAAGAAGGAGGAGGCAGATTCTTAAAATTTGTGTTCTGTCAAAGTCAGCTTACTCAAAGAAGTCTCCACTTTTAAGAAAAATGGCCACCTTCTCTTGGGAAGACGACAAACTCCTTCGCATGACCTCTGAGTCGGGCGAACAACTCTATAAATGGACCTATTCGACTTTCGAGAGGTTCCTGGACGAATCTATTACACCATCAATGTATAACTATATGGCGACATATGTGATGACTCATATGCCCGAAGAAATGTTGGAATCTTTCGAAAGTTTCGACCCCTATTATCTCGAGGTCGAAGCGGTCGATTCATATTTCGATCAGCCAATAAATCATCGAATCGAGATGCACCAGCAGGAGCTCAGAGATCTCGAAAAGCAGCGACAGGACCTTGAGATTCGAAAGTATGCAGCCGAGCAGACTGATATGTTCGATCCGACAAGCCCTATATGGGAAGAGTCGCGTGATTTCATTGCCGGTCTCGTCCAGAAGTTCACTCGGCAACTCGAATCAGTCGAGCGTCAAATTTTCGAGGAGGAGCAGTGGCGCGGAGGACACGAGTTTGGAGCGGAGGACTTTGCGCATCCGATGGATATAGATTAATTTTGTTTGTAAATTGTAATGGAGCCAAGTTTAAACGTTAAGCGTCTTTTTGGTCTGAACCGGGGCTTCAACTGGCCTCGGGTAAATAGGGGGAATGCTATAGAACGCGTCCAAAAAATATTAGAAAATACTCACGTCGCAGGAATACCTAACCACTGGCCCAGGATTTATTATGGTCAGACTCGTGCAAATTTAAATCAAAATAGGACATTTAGGAACAAAAATGTCCACAATCTTCCGTCCGATGGAGTCTATCTTTATGTCATAGAGTATGATCCCGAGACGAATAGATACCATAAGACTTTTGTCAGGGTTTTGAATAAGCTCGAGTCGGGCTCTCGGCACTTTCAAATGCCAAGTTTACATCCCGGGCGGGTCATTGTGGCCGCGGGAGAGCTTTCCAAACAGGGTCCTATTGTCTTTTTTAATTTAGAAAGCGGAACATATACACGGAACCTTATGAAGAAAACGGCCGGACGTGGTATGACCCACGGTCAATATATAGAGCTCGTAAAGAACGCTTTGCGGACCGGGAATTATACGCCCGAAATTTTAATTCCAAATATAAAAGCGTCTCTGACGAATCTCCTCAAGCGTGGGAACCTTAGTTTTTATTATGGAAATGCGTCTGAAAAATCACGTCAACGAGTCATGCGTGAGCTGACGTCCGCAGGTCTTACAACAAATAGCGCACGCAATTTAATTTCTAAATTGATTGAAAAAACAAGTCCTGTAAGTGTCAAAAAATCTCGGACCTCTCCTTCACCGATAAAAAATGCCGCGAACGTTCCACAGCCGCATCGGCGAAGTTTACGACAGGCTCAACGCGTTTGAGGAAAGTCTATTCACTATGGACCTAACACGAGGAGTCCGTCTCGAATATTGGGAAGAGACTGACGAGCTCGATACTCAGTCTCTTGAAAATATTGAAACGACCGTGAATGATGCCTTCGATGATATCCGTCTTGTCTATAGGTCCGTTCCTGAAGTCTTGGCTCTATTGGACGAGAGTTGCCTTTTGGTCCAGAACATAGTCTGGGCGGGAATGAATGTTCCATACCCCAGGGACCCGTATTATCACTCGGAACGCCTGGCGACCAATGTCCTAAGGGCGTTTGGAGATATGTATTTTGACAAAATGATCGATAAAATGCTCGAGGTCGGCAACAGAATTGAATTCCTTCAGCGGAACTGGCGCGAGTGCATATCGAACCCGAGTTACCAAGCCTGTCGGCGCCGTCTGGACTTTGAGTTCTACCGAGATCAAGCAGACTTGGTGGCTTGGCGCGCATCTTCGAGTAGTAAATGACGACCAGCATAGCTATTAAGATTGATCGAACTGTATATGTAATTGATCCGACCCAAATTCGTTGGTTTGAGTATAATGAACGCTATAGTGATCTCACGTTGTTCTATCATAACGGAGCTCTCGAGACTATTCGACACCTATACCACGACCTCAGGCTCCAGTTTAATATTCTGGATGTAAAAGAATATTAGATAATACTAGAAATGACCATAATAGAGTCAGTAGCTTGTGACGGCGACCTCGTGACAATAAGCGACACTAGGCTCGCGATTAAGAATAATGATCCTATAGATGATTTTCTGCATGTTATTATAGTAATTTCGAATCCTTGTCAATATAAAAGGCGATTTCAATTGGCCAGAGAATTTATAAAAAGAATTGAAATTGAGGAAAATGTAAAACTATATATAGTCGAATTAGCATATGGTTCTCAGGCATTCCATGTGACGCGAGAGGGTCACCCGACGCACCTGCAAATAAGGACCGATTGCGCACCCTTGTGGCACAAGGAAAATATGATAAATATCGGAGTTCAGAAGCTCCTTCCCGAGAACTGGAAGGCAATGGCGTGGATCGATGCCGATATAGAGTTTGAATCTCATACGTGGGCAATGGACACCCTGAAAATTCTAAACGGTCACAAAGATATTATACAGTTATTTAGTCACGCGATCGATATGAATTTTAAACAAGAAATGATGAGCGTATTTAGCGCTTTTGGTTTTAACTATGAAAAAGGTCTCACGTGGGGCCGAACATTTTGGCATCCAGGATTCGCATGGGCAATTACTCGAAAGGCTTATGATAAAATAGGTGGCCTCTATGAAAACAGTATATTGGGCGCCGGAGATCACAACATGGCCTTGTGTCTCATAGGTCTTGGATTGAAGAGTCTGAATGGCAACACGACCGATGCATATAAAGAGGATGTCCTAAACTTTCAGGACAGAGCCAGAGGTCTCAGACTTGGGTATACTCCCGGAATTATCAGGCACTTTTTCCATGGTAAAAAGATTAATCGACGGTATGGAGACCGTTGGCAGATTCTTATAAAGTTCGCCTATGACCCCAGTAGACACATAACTCGCGGACGAGACGGTCTCATTTGCCCGACTACCAATTGTCCATCTAAATTGCTGGATGAAATTATGGAATACTTCAGGGGGCGCGATGAGGATGAAACAGGCTAAATTTTTTTCTTGGTATATACCAAAATGGCTGGTGGTCTTATGCAGTTGGTTGCTTACGGTGCTCAGGATGTGTATCTTACGGGTCAGCCCAAGGTGACCTTTTTCCAGGCGGTCTACAAGCGTTACACGAACTTCGCGATGGAGGCTATTCAGCAGACCGTGAACGGCTCTGCCACCAGCGGCTCCCGCGTGTCCGTGACCATCGCCCGCAACGGTGACCTGGTCGGTGACATGTGGCTGCAGCTCCAGCCCAACACGTCTGCCATGCCCTCCACCTACTCCAACAACGTTCTCAAGGACGGCGCTTGGCTGGCCGAGCGCGCCATCTCGGCCGTGGAGCTGACCATCGGTGGTCAGCGCATTGACAAGCACTACCAGACCTGGTTCCGTCTGTATGCTGAGGTCTTCCTGGCTGAGTCGCAGAAGATTGCCTATGGAAAGATGGCCTCCATTTCCAACCCGTCCGCGGACGCCTCTACCTCGTTTGTGTATCTGCCCCTGATCTTCTTCTTCAACAGAAACCCGGGCCTTTTCCTGCCCCTGATTGCCCTGCAGTATCACGAGGTTCGCCTCGATTTCGATCTGGCGGCCGGATCTTCATACGGATACAGCAACTACTTCGGCACCAACCCCATCCAGGTCTGGGCCAACTATGTTTACCTGGACACGGAGGAGCGCCGTCGCTTCGCCCAGAAGGGTCACGAGTATCTGATCGAGCAGGTCCAGCACACCGGCGGTGACTCGATGACCACCTCCGCCACTGCCTCCAGCGCCCAGACCGTCCGCCTGACCCTGAACCACCCGGTCAAGGAGCTCATCTGGTGCTACCAGTCTCCCCTGAGCACTGATACGAACGCTCTCTGGAATTTCAGCCAGAACGTGTCGAGCGTGAACATCAGCTCTTCCGCCGATCCCGGTTTCAGCGTGGCTGAGCCTGTCCCGGGCTACTTCCCCCTGCCTCACATCGTGGGTTCTCCCCGCCTCATTTATGGTGCGGACCCTACCGTCACCAGCATCTACTGGACTGAGGAGGGTCTCTCGCTCGGTCCCGATGCGGGCTCTGGTCTCAAGATTTCTACCGGTCCTCTGCAGACCTTCAAGCTGGTCCTCAACGGCCAGGACCGTTTCGCGACCCAGAACTCCAAGTATTTCAACCAGTATCAGCCGTTCAAGTATCACAGCGGCACCCCCTACCCGGGCATCTACGTCTACTCCTTCGCCCTCAAGCCCGAGGAGCACCAGCCCAGCGGCACCTGCAATTTCTCCCGCATTGACAATGCCCAGGTTTCTGCCCAGCTCAAGCCTTACCCCGATGTGAGCACGCGCTCTACCCTCAACCAGAAGCTCTATGCGGTCAACTACAACATTCTGCGTATCCAGAGCGGAATGGGTGGCCTCGCCTTCTCCAACTAAAAAAATGTGTAGTGCACTGGCCAGGTTGGCCCTAAAATTCCTAAAATAAATTGAAACCCAGGATGGCTGTTCAGAGTCACGGCTTTACCTGGGAAAAAGACATTCTCCGAAGCGTCTATGGCGCTACAGAGACTGAGCTCGAATCAATAGGCTACACGGCCGCAAAAGATTTTCCGGGAAGTTTCAATAAGCTCGAACCGGGTGTCGATTTATCAATAAAGACCACAAAGTCACCTGGGGTGGTCTGCATGGCGGACGCCCTGCGCGTGTTCGAATCTTGTGGTTCGGCTAAACCTTTTCACTTGGTTGTCGTAACTTATCGGCAATCGAGCCCGACCACAAAAACTCTCGTCTCAATAATCGAGATCGATTTGACCAATTCACGCGAGACCTTGTTCGGTTCTGTTACTTCCGAAGACATAAGAGAACTGAAAAAATTAATCGAGGCTGTTCCAAAGGGTCGCAGAAAGACGGCTGAAGAGTCAAGAGCCGTTAAGGAATTTAATTTGAAAATTAAAAATAAAACGGGTGCAATAATTTTGAATCCAAAAATAGATAGCAAGAGTCAGCGTCGACTTCAGTGTTCCTTCAACAAGTTCCTCGCGTTCCTGGACGAGAACCCTACTAGAATAGTCGCACGGAGTCTTGATCGTAACTTTCGGTCGGGTCAAATTCAAGAAACCATAGTCTCAAGTCCTAGAGTGTTAAAAGAAAAAGTCGCTTGAATAATAGAATGGTCCTCCCTCGTAACATTTCTCAGATTCGGTATATCGAGTATCTCTATTCCAAGGCTCCGGTCGTGATAGGAACCGGTCCGGCCGGCACCGGCAAAACCCTTCTGGCCTGTCACTCGGGCGCCAAGGCTTTGATCAAGGGGAACGTCTCCAAGCTCGTGTTGACTCGACCGGCCGTGAGTGTCGATGAGCAGCATGGATTTCTTCCCGGAAGTATGGAGAAGAAGATGGATCCGTGGACCCGTCCGATGTTCGATGCTCTCCACCGGTATATCAGCCCGAAACAGGTAAAGGAAATGATGATTCAGCAGAAGATTGAAATCTGTCCATTGGCCTATATGCGCGGCCGAACATTTGATAATGCCTGGATCATCGGAGACGAGATGCAGAATTCCACGCCGTCTCAGATGAAGATGCTTTTGACTCGAATCGGGACCGATTCTAAAATGGTAGTGACAGGGGATGTGAACCAGCACGACCGAGGTTTTGAAAATAACGGTCTCTCGGACCTTATTTCACGAATTCGTCCATCGGAGAATATTCTTCATCTCGATTTTACAACTGATGATATTTTGAGAAGTGAAGTGATTAAGGAAATTTTGGAACTATATTTGTAATTGAGCCGCGAGTGTTCTTCCTATGGGCGTCCCGAGACCGGTCACCATATCGTAACCAGTTCCACATACATATGAACCTAGACCGGCCGGATCATTCGTTCCGGAAGTTATATCTCTGAATGAATTTGTATTTCTGGCTGCATAAATATTATTTAATATTCCAAATTCACCATCATAAGTTGAATTATTTGTAAAGAACCAGCTTAGATACGCTGAAAATGCGGGCGCCACGGCACTTGTCCCTCCTACAAAATAATAGGTATTACCGTAAAAAACAATCCATGGACTGCTATTTGGATCGGCCGTCATAGAAATATCTGGAACTCGGCGGTAACTTCCTCCCAAGTATTGTTGATAAGATGGTAAAGGAAATAGCGAACTGTAACCACCACCAGAGCCGCTCCATCCCGTCTCACCTGTGATTATTTGATATGTTGGGTCAAAAGTAAGTGATGTTCCACCACATGCTATACTATACTGACTGCTAGACGGAAATGTTACCGAAAATGTAAGGTCCGGATAGTTCGGTCTTGACCCTAGGTCACCAGACGCAACCACTAATGCCGTTCCATTTGATACGACCCGTCTTAAAGTTTTATTTATAGATGTTAAAATTTCAGGCGTAGAGTTCATCTCTGATATACCCCATGAACAGGATACAATATGGTTATTTATGTCGGCCTGAGCCAGTGCAATATTAAAACCATCATAAGAAAGAGGGGCCATATAAATTGTTATTATTGCATTCGGAGGTGCGTTTGTCATTATTAACTGAAGATCAAGTGCGTTTTCTGTGTCGGCATTCGTGTTTCCGGATGAAACATTGGGTATATTTGTAGATCCCGGAATGATAACATAATTGGGTTCTTTATAAGGATCTGTTCTACCTGATGTTCTCCATGCTAATTTAAGATCTTGACTATAATATGTCCCTCCGAGCGATATGATTCCTATACGGGGAGCTATGGCCGGTGCGTTATCCGTGGGTATCTGATAATAGCCTCCATAAGTAAAGTTTAATGGTGTTTTATTAGATATCATATCATTTGGAACTGACATTTTAGTTAAACAGGTTCTAAAATTTGCATTGGTAGTGTCAATCCCCATATCACTGTGAATTTTGGACATTGTTTTCATAATTCCGGGAGAATTTTTTAGAACCATTGTGTTTGGATCTTTATATTCTATTTGAAGAGTCTTACTGAGGGCTGCCTTCGCAGCCGTATTGGCTGCATCACGAGTCTCTGAGTCCTTATACCTGAAGGTGAACATTACTATAGGCTTTTAATTTCTTTTACGGTCATTGACCCGTATTGAGACAGATACTTTCCCAGTATCCGAGCGGCCTCTCCCGCCCCGGCCGAATACTGTCCGTCCTGCGCGGTATTTCCATAAACATAATTTAGGGTCACTTGGTCCTTTGCGAATCCGTTCGTCTCGAGAGCCTTGAGAAGTTCTGCAGGAGCCCGAGACATTTACTATTTAAAGTCGTGCTTCTTTAACTTGTTAGATGTGTGGTATATTCGCAACGACCCGGGCATCAGTGCCAGACCCGAAAGCACTCGACCACCGGGGACCCGACTCTTATACCCACCAGAGTGTAGGCGAGGTTGAGCTCGTTTTTTGGCGTCTGGCCATAAACGGAATCACAGACGGCGAGCAGCCTTTCCATCACAAAGGAAAGTGTCTGATCGCGAATGCCGAAGTCTACAACCACATCGAACTCGGAGGAAAGCCTGGGAATTCTGATTGTGAAATAATTTTGCCACTTGTGGAAAAGTTTGGTCTCGTAAAAACTTGCTCAATGATCAGTGGTGACTTTGCAATCGTCATCACGGACGGAACCCGCATATGGGCCGCCCGTGACCGTGTCGGTGTTCGGCCTCTCTACTACTGCCGGAGCTCGGGAGGAATCTCTTTTGCTTCTGAAATGAAGGCACTTGTTCATATTGGTTCGAAAATTGAAATATTTCCACCCGGACATATTTTTGATTCTGAATTGGATAAATTTATTTCATGGAATACGGACCCTGAAGAATACTGGTATGGTAAGCCGACCGAGATTATAAGAACCCTGTTGACCGACGCGGTCCAGAAACGCGTGAACAATTCTGAACGGCCCGTGGGTTTCTTTTTGAGTGGAGGTCTTGATTCGTCTATAGTGGCCGCGATTGGAAAGGAGATTATCGGCCCCGGAATGAAGACATTTGCGATAGGAATTGAAGGTTCGCCGGATCTTTTGGCCGCCCGTAAGATGGCTGACTTTCTAGGGTCCGATCATACCGAGGTCCTGTTCACGGTTCAAGAGGGTCTTGATGTTCTCGAGAAGGTTATATGGACTCTGGAAACCTTTGATACGACGACTATTCGTGCATCGGTTCCAATGTATCTTCTGAGCAAGTATATCAAGGAGAGGACGGATATTCGAGTCGTTCTGAGCGGTGAAGGGTCCGATGAGCTTTTTGGAGGATATCTCTATTTCCATGGGGCCCCGAGCAAAAGTGCGTTTGTGACCGAGACGAGGAGACTTATTCAGGACGTTCATATGTTCGATGTTCTTCGGGCCGATCGAACGACGTCCGCACACGGTCTCGAACTCAGGGTCCCCTTTTTCGATCGTGATTTCATCGATTATGTAATGTCCGGATTTGATTCTAAATTAAAATTGCCAAAGGACGGTCTTGAGAAACATATACTGCGTGAGGCTTTTGCGGATATGCTACCGCCCGAGATTGCTTGGCGTCAAAAGAATGGAATGAGCGACGCGGTCGGTTACTCTTGGGTCGACGCTCTTCGGGCTCATGGAGAGGATAAGTATCAAGAGATCTTTGAAAAGTATTATGAGGGTCAAAATCACGTCGTTCCCTATAAGTGGATGCCACAGTGGTCCACAGCGACCGATCCGAGTGCGAGGGTCCTTGGATATTTTAAAAGTTGATATATGATATATGCTTATATTATTTACAGGAATTTTGTTGTGGAGTGCATCATGCGTTCATGCAGATACCCCGGCCCCACCACCACCGACATTTCCATATGAAACGACTCCATCGGTCGCATTCAATCACACCTATGTAGCAACTTCCGAATTATATCCGGGACTTTCTAAATTACCTCTTAGATTTCAATATAGTTCTGCAATTTTGACACCAAAAAAGCAATGTAGCGGTCAGGCGAGCACTGTATGGATGTCATCAAAGTCTGACCCATCGCCTTCATATACAGTAGACCTCGGTCAACAATATGCCATTACAAATTTTGAGGTATGGAACAGAAATGACTGTTGTTGGGGTCGTCTGACTCCATTTTCAATTTATATTACAAATAACAGCAGTAACCTAGGAACTTCGTGTGTAAATTATAACCAACCTATACCCTCGATGACGGCTATCGACGGAACGTGCAATGGTATAGGTCGTTATGCAATCATTAAATTAACAGGTCCGAATAATTATGATGGAGGTTCCGATTTTCACTTGTGTGCATTTCAGTTATTTGGAAGCCCGTATTTAGGCCCAGGTCCCAGTCCCCCTCCTTCGCCACCCAGTCCCCCTCCTTCGCCACCCAGCCCTAGCCCATCTCTGCCACCGCCACCTCCTTCACCCTCACCACCCCCCCGCACCTTCCCCCCCCCCCCCCCCCTCCCCCTCCCCCCCCCCCCCCCACCCCACCCCCCCGCCAAACCCCCCCGCCCCCCCGTCCCGCCCCCCCCCCCCTGTTGCCCGCCGGGAGGCCAAGGGGGAAAA